TTTGTTCCTTATTTATACTAATATTACCCTTTTCTACTACTGCGCGTAAAGCATCAGGGCGTTCACCTACGCTAATTAATACACCAGTTAATGCGAATGGGTCATCACATAATGCAACTGGGTCATCTGTCAATACTGTCGTATCCACATAATCTGAAATAAATGCGTCGATATGTACGACAGGTTTTATTCTTTCACTATCACCAGATACGACTTGGTTTTCTGCCGTACCATTTGGTCGAGTTGAGTGAACATCACCGTTTATAGCATCTGGAGTTACCGATACAACTGGTTTTACCCTATAGTCAATACCCGCAACGATACGAACATTTCCGATTTGGTCACGGAAATACTCCCTAGCGACAACGACAGAACCAGTCTGATTCCTATCATTTGTGACTCGAATCCTTACGTTACCAATTTGGTCGCGCGTAGGAACTCGTAAGATACGGACATTACCGCTCTGACTCCTATCGTAAACTGCTGCGACCCGTACATTACCTATCTGAATTCTATCGGTGGTAAGTTGGATTCGTACATTTCCCGACTGGTCTACAGTATTTGTGCGTTGGATTCGGACATTACCGACCTGTGTACGGCTAGAGTTATTCCGAATATTTACATTACCAACCTGAGTTCTATTGACTGGTGGAGGGCCAATCCATACCGAGCCAACCTGATTTCGACTGGTCGATGCAGTAATACGGACTTTACCAATTTGGGTCTTTAATGTAGACCTGGTAATTCGTACATTACCAACCTGAGTGCGTGTACTTGGAGCCGTGACACGTACATTACCCTGTTGAGTTTTGTCTGTATAAGCCGTAACTCGAACATCACCAGATTGAGTCTTATCGGTAGTACGAGTAATCCTAACATTACCACTCTGAGTAGTATCTGTAGTTTGGGTAATCCTAACATTACCAACTTGGTCTCTCGACGTTTGCGAGCTAGGAGCCTGGTCTCCACCAGTACCAAATGATACCCAGGAATAGTCAATAGAAGCCGCGCTAGTGTTAGCAATCGAATAGGTAGCCAGACCGTTATACGTACCAGTTGGAGTGACTGTATTCGATGAGGTGACTGTCCAAGCTGCTGGTTCAGCGCTACCATCTGTCCAGACTTTAGCGTATTGGTTATTTCCATTAACCCTAAAGCGTACCCAATAAGTAACATTGGCTAGATAGTTCCAGTAAGACCAGGCTACATAACCAGTAGAACCCTCATCAATTGCGAGTGTACCTTGGCTGCTAATGAACGAACCAGATGCCTGATAACCTTTGGTTGTGGCTTCGCTGTTACCAGTATAACGCAAGGCAACAACACCCTCTTTACCAAAGTCAGAAGATAGCTTGAACCTAACCAGTATTTCAACATCATTCTGGCCTTGAACTGCGTTGTATCCAAAAATCTTCGTACCAGCAGTGTTGGCGTAGACTCGGATAACCTTGTTTGGAGCTGTACCCTGAGCAGTTAGGGTTGTACCTGAACGGGTGATTGGGTTAGACCAACCATTCCCGATAAGGTTTGCGCCAGTGGCATAACTGTTAATATCGACAATATATGTTGCCATATTACGACTCGATATTGATGAGCTTCTTGACTACCTTTCCATTTTCATTCTTGCCCTTGAAACCAAGGAAGTACCGTGCGATGTAAGGTGGTTGTACGCCATCCGCTAAAGTGTTGTGTTGGAACGTCTCCCTAAAATAGATAATCTGAGGGTCAGTAATAACCTCATCTTGCTCCAGTGGGGAGTAGGTAAAATCATTCACAGTAAACAACATGTGAACGAGGTCTACTATGAAGATACCCTGCCTACCCTGTAGCGCAAATATAAGGAGTTTGTTTGTCTTCTGTTTTTCAGAAACATCAAAAAACGCAGACTTATCCTCTCGGAGAGAAGACTTATCTGCGTCGGACTGTATGATTTCACTACCATCATCAAAGAAAGCTTTGAACGTGTAGGTGAGTGGTTCTGGTACTGTAGCCATTGTATTGGCCTTTCTGCACATTGTATTGTGCGTAAAATTCGATTTTTAAGACGGGTTAATAGTCGGAATTTGATACTCGGACGCGTCCTAGACAAAAAGATAAGTATACACCCATCTTCTAGTTTTCGTTGTATCGTAATGTAGTTGTTACGTTGCCATTATCGCCAGCTGGAGCTGAGCCAGTCGTGCGAATTTGAGTGATAAGGTATTGTGAATATCCAGCGGCTGACAATGTAGCGCTTGGACTGGCTGCTTCTGGCCCCGTGGTAGAGAATAATACCGTAGCACCTGAACCGATAGCCGTGATAGAACTGATATCAGTCAGTCCCGATACAGCTGCGGTGCTTGGAGTCGCATAAGTAGAGCCTACTCCACCGTAAAGTGAGATACCACTTTGCAGTGCACCTGCGGTATGCGCCCAAAGACCTGAGCTAATTTGATTGAATGTGCCTGAGAATTTACCAAATTGATATTTAGGGTAACTATTAGCACCAGCAGAAACTGGGTAAGACGCATAAGAACTGGCAACATCATCAATGTTCTTCCAGTTTTGTTGTGTTACAGCAGTATTACGAGTAGTACCCTTAGCTGGGCTACCTGTTGCTGCTCCGTTGTCTTCATTATATTCAAATGTTGCTGCCATAATTACCCTTAATTATCATATATATTGTTCAGATAAACAACTGTCTAGGGGATAAATTCCTTATTCCAGACTTTTAATGCTTCTGAACTAGCCTTAAACTTGTAAATATCCGTAGGGATATGGTTTTGGTCAGCTGGAGCGTAGTAAATCGACAATGGATTCATCTCGATACGGAGTCCTGTAGACCAGAAAAAGTCAGATAGCTGTACCGAACGGTAGATAGTATCTTTCCTTTTAGCCAAAACAATGTTCTTAATAGCACTTGTACGGATGATAGACCCATATAGATAGCCAATTTGCACTGGATATCGTGAATCTCCCGATACTGGCGAGTAAGATAACTTGCCGTCGTCCGCGCTGTATCGCATAGGTTCATCTAAACTGTCAAAGTCAACAGCTGATGCCACCATAGCTAGTTTGCGATAAGAGGAGTTATCTATAAAAATGTTCAGGGATTCAGCCAACTCACCCTTTTCAAAAGCTGAATCTTCTTCCAGGAACAGGATAAAGCGACCTTTGGCCTCAGTAATTGCTCGTTGGATATCTTTTTGTATGATTACCTCATACTCTACGTCTTTGAATTCTTCATCTATTCTCTCCCACTGGGCTTTTTGCAGATGTGGGAACACTACTGTCAGAATCATAAAATGGTTTTCTCTCCTCGTTGGTCTCTGTCGCGGAATGTAGCCTTGTATTGTGGCTGTATTCTGCTTGTATTCTTGTACCTACCGTCCCTTGTCGTGTGCATAAAGGCTGGATAATCATAGTGATAATCTAGTCCGTTATCGCCCAATTCTCGTTTAATGCTTTGGTAGCGACCGTCTTTTCGAGGCGTAAGATGGATTGCATCTGGCGCGAAGTCGTTACGAAGAATGTAGTCACCAGGCTGGAGACCGTACAATGCGGCTAATGTTCCAGCGTCGATATAAATATCAGGCTGACCTGGGGCTGTTTTTCCTGTTCCTGGGTGTACTACATACTGCATAACTTTATTCTAACGTAACCATTTTATTTTTGCAAGGGGGTTACTTCAAACCTACGAATGTCGCGGTTGAAGTAGTTTTGATAAGCTTAGCTTGGATAGCTAAAACTTGACCAGCAGTAACTGGGAGAGTAACGTCAGCGGCATCACGTTTAAGGCGAACTACAAGGTTTCCCGAAGTCAACACATAGATAGCTCGAAAATCAGGCTGGACACCCGTATCGCTAGTAGTAATTGCTACTGCCGACGTGAATGGCTCAGCTAAATAGTTTTGTGAATATACTGTCATATACTAAACTCCGTAGTTAGGTTGGTCGTTCGTTGGGTTCAAATGCCAGTTATAGTTAAGGGCATATGCACGATAACGAGATAGACCAGATGGAGTGACATCAAGCGTAACCCAGTTATCTTCTACGTTGGTAGTGCTAAAGTTTGTCGAACCTGGGCTGACAAGACTTTGAGCGCCCGAAGCGACAACTTGTTTATAGAGCTTGACTTGGGTAACTGAAAGGTTCCTGCTAGAGAGACCGAAGTTCAGACCCGTACCTACTGAGAACGTAGCACCTGCACCACTTTGTTTCGGAACTGTAAAGTCAGTAACAACAGCAAATGCTTTTGTACCGCTCAACGTACCAGCTGTACCAGCGGTAGGTGTAAGACTCTCTGAGATAGGTTTACCCTCGACGTTAAGACCATTAACTACAACAGCGGTAGCAGCAATAGATGCAGCAGTACCACCAGCAGTAACAGTAATCGAACGAGGTTGTGGAAGTTCAACATTTAATGGCGTATTGACGGCAGTAGAACTGTTACCCGTAACAGCAGCTGAGATAGCAGTAGTGCTGGCTGTAGCTGGAGTACGTAGGTCAAACTTGTTCAAAGAAACGGAAACGATATGGCGCTTGCCAAATTTACCGTTATCACCGAGAGTTACGCGAGTTGGTTGAAGTGTTTTACGAAGCATGAAAGCCTCCTTAAATTAAATTTATATGGTAAAGGGGAAGTATTGCTACCTCCCCAACTACCCTTGTGCTATCAGTTACTAGGAGTTATCACCCTTAGAACCGTAGACACCACGCCAGTCAGAGAAACCAGCGCTCCAACGAGCTACAACCGACCACTTAGCGGTCTTAGTATCGAAGTCGTACTCAGGCCCCTCAAGACCACGGTCGTCACGGTTGAACCATGTCAGACCATTTTGAGAACTGTCGATAATAAACCAAGCAGTATCAGAACCACCAGCAGCTGCGCCGAGGAAGTCCCAGACAATCAGTTTTAGGCGACCCTTGTAAGGGTTGATATCGTTGTTCGCAGTACCAGTACGTTGCTGGCTTTCCAGGAGGATGCGAGCCTCTTTTTCCAAAGCTGGTGGGACAACCAAGGTGTCAGGTTGAACCATCATCAGCTCACCCTTATTGTCCTTAGTCGCGCGCATCGTTACGAGCGCATTTTCAAGAGCATCTTCGTCAAGGTCAGCGGTCGTCATGTTAGACTGAGTACCGCCGCTCTTAAGTGGGTGGTCAGTAGCGAACAGTGCTTTACCGTCACCACCGTTGAAGAAAGCTGAACCACCACCACCGTAGGTAAATCCGAAGTTGAGGATGTCAGCTCCGTATTGTTCCTTAGTACGGCTCTTTGCGCGTGCAAGACGTGCAGGGGCTTTCTTGATGACATTATACTCGTCATCTGAGTACATTTCGTAGGTAACTGCCTCACCACCACCAAATGTCAAGTGGTTGTAAGTAACTGGGTAGCCAGCCGTAGGAGACTCGTAGCTAATCGTATCACCCTCAGGTTTGCGAGTTAGTTTACCGAGACCACTTACAGAAACGTCCTTTTCGTAAGCTTTGCTACTGGTTTGAACTGAGAAGATATCACCAATGTGACTTGGGAAGTCTTCGGTCAGCTGCGAGTACACAGCGCGGAAGCTTGGGTCGAGGAGGATAGGCCAGTTAGGTCGTGCGTTCAATGCCATAATCTATAGTCTCCTAAGCACTTACTTTATATTCGTGTTTTTGTAAGATGACTTCTGCGAGAGAGTCTGAGCGTTTCTTGATAACTTCGACTTGAGTACCAGCACCGCCACTTACATTTACTGTTTGTGCACCAGTTGCGCCTGACACGTTATAACGTGCGCCCACCGTTGCTGCGGCGTTAGTAGGCATAAGGACTTTTACGCTTGGGTCTACGATAACTAGAACAGTTACTGTGCCCGCCGAGTCTCCAGTAGCAGCGACTGCGCTACCTTGGCTGTTAGTTACTACACTTGGGTCGTTAGATGCACCACCTTGGACAACACCCAAAAGGGTTGCACCAGCGATAGTAGCGTTCGTAACGCGACCAGATGCGAAGTAAACTAAGTCACCATTGGATACAGATACACCGTTAGCTACGGGAAGCTCTTTTGTTACGAAAGAAGCAGTTGCATTGCTTGCAGTTCCGATAACTTCTGCCATTATATTGGCTCCTTACTATTATTTGCTATATTTCGCAAGTTGTTCAGGAGATACGCCCATTCGTTTAGCGACTTCAAGTTGTTCCTTTGTGAATTCTGGTTTACCAGAGGTATCTTTAGGTTTTGAAGCACCTGGGGCACTCTTGCTTGCTTGTTGCTTCGTTTTATTCACAACGTCCTCTTTCTTGTCGGCTACATCTTTTCCAAGACTAATCCATGCTTTACGAAGTCCCTCTTCCATCGAGAGTTGACGACCACGCCTTTCGGCTGCATCACCAATGATGTCAAGTTCTTCGATTAACTCTTGCTGCAAGTCTTTATTATCAGCAACTTCTGGGTGAAGTTTGACAAATGACTCCCAATCACGAGCGTAATCCGCTTCCATTTGCTGTCGCGCGTAGGAAAGCGCTGGGTCTTCTTTCTGAGCAGGAGTTTCTTTCCCCTCCTCAAGAGCTTTTGCTAACTCTGGGTTGTTCGCTACAACAGTCAACACTTGGTCGAGTTGAGCTTTGGCTTCCTTAGCCGCCTTAGAGTTTCGCTGACCCTCAGTAGATGAGTTCGCGTAAGCATCTTCAAGTTTTTGAACGTACTCTTCAAGGGTTTCACCCTCAAATTGGTTAAAACGTCGCTTGAACTCAGCTTCTTCTTTCTTCTCAGTTTCGGTTTTCTCACCGTCCGATTCGTCAGATTCGTCTTCGTCCTCTGTTCCAGTGTCCGTTACTTGTGATTCGTCGTTTTGGGTAGTGTCTTTTTCGTCTTCTACTTGCGTAGTTTCTACTTCATCTTCTACTTTGTCGCCGTTTTCGTAATTAACGGTTGTATCCTGGTCTGCCATGTAAAATTTCTCCTTGCTGGTCTCTAAATAGAGTTTCCCTCGTTAAAATAAACTATCAGCGCACTCGGCAAAATGCGATGAATGGGTTATTTTAACCCTGTTTTTCTTTTGTAATCTTTGAATGTGCGAATTTCATCAGGTCGTAGGCGAACCTAGCGCCCTGTATGTTCCCTCGGTTGAGGATAACATTGTCAAAATCTGGAGCCATCGTAGCAATGTGAGTTGCTTTGGCTAGTTGGTACTTATCAAGTGCTACGGCTAGGGCTTTCGCTGATTCTGTTTCAAACAGAGTGCCTAGTAATTCCCGTTCTTTAGTACTTAACGCTGCAAATACTTCTTGTTCCATGCTTGTTACTATCCTACCTTATGTTATGATATTTTCTCAAGGGTCAGGGGGAAATTCCCCTAACCCGCGTTGTTTTGTGCTTGTGCTTTTCCAGGTATGGAAGCCTGCATTGTGGCGTTTTGACCCCTAGCAGCAGTATTGCTTCCGATACCGCCTCGCGGTGCGCTCAATGGAGTTTGAGCATTATTTAGAAAGTTGTTCTGTGGCGTTGTTCCTGGTAACGAATCAGGCATTGGAGTGCCACCTTGAGCTGGAGCACCACCGCCATCTCCTAGACCCATACTGGCTGCCATCTGAGCGCCAACTCCACCACGCGCTGAGTCTTCACCCAGGACGTGTTGCAGAATATTCTGTTGAACTGGCATT